ATGTGTAAACTGGGGCGGCGAGCGGGTAAGCGTACCTCGTACGCAAACCCGCTACCATGCCCCGCGCTTACATGCAACTCGCACAGATGTTCTAATAGTTTGCGTCTCGCGTACGCAAAGTCGCGTAAATGTTTCACGTGAAACATCGAACGGATGTTCCAAACGCATGTTCCGAACGCATGTTTAGAACGGATGTTCCGAACTAATGTTCTGAAGGCAGGTACCATACCCCGGTAGGGTACCCCGGCTCGGGGTGGTGGCGAATCTCTTGACGCTTTTATGTTCTAATCGCCGGTACGGTACCCCGGTAGGGTATGCCTAGAACAGGCGTTCTAAATAAGCGGAACGCCGCGCGCGGCCAGTTGACATAACGTGACCCCTCCAAAATTTACACGACAACTTTTGCGAGAAACGGGTTACACATTGCAAGCAACATATGACGAACTATCTGACGAACATGTGACGAACTTCTAGCCTTCGTCAGTTCGCAACTGGTCGCGCAGCGCCTTAATGTCCTCGATGCTCGTCCCCTCGGGGATGACAAGGTTCACCTGCCGCATGTCAATAGTCGGGTCGCGGAACTCGGGGAACCGCTTTGCCAGCAGGTTCAGTGCGGCCACGGCAGAGCCCAGCGTCTTCGGCCCACCCTCGCGGGCTTCCTTCACGATAGCGACGCACTCATTGATGATGTACTCAACCGAGCCGACGTTGCGTTCAAACGCGACCTTCTTGGCAGCGTTCATTGCTTCTTGAACTGCTGGGCGGTGCTCCATGCGGTAGGCAAGGTTGCGAACAATAATTTCGCTCGTTGCGGTTCCGCCCGCTGCTACGTAAGCATCGGTCTGGTTCAATCCCTTCAGGCGCTGGTCTACGTACCTCTGCTGCAGTGGAGTAAGTTTTCGTTCCATAGCGTGTAAATTACCACGGTGCGAGTTTTGTGTGCTAGTCTTATGTACATGACGATGGCACTTTCCCGAGAGGCTGCTCTTGCTGCTCTTGACCAGCAGTTGTGCCGCGCCTCCTTCGTTGAGTTCCTTACCTACATCAAGGTTCGTTCAGACGACCCGTACAATCCCGGCCCTATCCCTTGGAAAGACTGGGAATACCTTCATGAACGGGCGAAGGCTTGGGAGGCGGGGGAGTCTGAGGTCATCCTGAAGGCTCGGCAGTTGGGGATGACGTGGCTGTTTGCTGCCTACGCCAACTGGTGCGCGAGGAACGGGAAGGCTGTCGGGGCGTTCTCCGCTGGTCAGGTCGAGTCTCGGGCCATTCTCGACCGCGTGCGGTACATCGAGGAATACCTGCCGCCTCACCTCAAGGCCAACGCTGTCATCAGGTCTGACGACGCTTCCTATCCTTCAGGTGGTTCCATCCGCGTCTTCCCGTCTACGGAGCACGCTGGCATCTCGTTTACATTTCAGGTTGTCGCGTTTGACGAGGCGCACTTCCACCCTTACGGAGCGCAGAACTACGCGGCTGTTAGGCCTACGCTCTCTGCCGGTGGTCAGTTCCTGATGTTCTCTACGGCTGACCCGACGCTCGGCCCCAATGGTTTCTTTCACGATATGTACTGGGCTTCGGAGCGCGGAGAGACGCCGTACAAGTCGGTGTTCATTCCGTGGCACGCGAGGCCCGGACGTGATGACGAGTGGATGGCGCGGGAACGCGCTGCATTTACAGGACTACCGGAGGAATTTGATGCGTTTTATCCTTCTACTCCTGAGTCAGCGTTCGTTGCGCGGTCAGGTTTGGTATTCCCTCAGTTCTCGACTGTCCGCCATGTCAAGCCCGCTCCTACTCCTCTTGAGAACTGCCGACGAATCGTGGCGGGAGTTGACTTCGGAGGTGGCGACCCTACTGCGGTCGTCATCCTCGGACTCGACGCCAGCCAGCACATCCACCAGTACGCCGAGTTCTACAAGCGGGGAAGCGTCGGCGTAGACGAGATTGGTAACTTCCTATCGAACTACCGCGTCGATGCAGTCATGTGTGACCCGTCGCAACAGACCTCGATCGCCACGCTCGTCGGGACGTACAACCTCCCAGCAAGGAAGGCAGACAACCGCCGCGGCGACGGCCTTGGCCTCATGGCGTTCCTCTTGGACAACGACCGACTGACTATCGAGCCGTCCAACGTTCATTCCATTCAAGAGTTCCCCGGCTACCGCTGGAGCAACCGTACCGACCCTAACGACAAAACACGTTATGCCACGGCCACGCCGGTCAATAACCACGCTGACGCTATGGACGCGAGGCGCTACGCTATTGCCGAGTGTCTAGCCATGCTCATGCCGCGCAAGCGGATGCCGACTCGTTCTCTCTCAGGTGTTCCACTCAGCAGAAGGGCTGTTTAAATGGATGAACGCAAGGCCACAACCGGAGATCGACGCTTTACTTGTCAGTGCGGCGGTCACTTCTTCGATGGCAATACTGCTTTGGCGCACACCCTTGTTGGGCATGAAGTCGTCCTTGAATCTTTCAGGAATGGCAACTGGTATTACCACCCGCAGCCAATCGCTGAATACCTTGTGGAACTCCTTGAGCCGCGACTAGGTGGCGAGGGCATGGAAGCCTACGTCAGCCGCATCGAGGAGATGGCAGCGAAGGCTGACCGCGAGATGGCGCGGCTTCCTCGTGAGTAAGCGTTACCGCTGCACCCAGTGCGGCTACCCGGTCATTGACGACAACGACCTCGCTAACGGCGTGGAACTTACAAACAACTGCGCTACCCACTGGCGCATCTGTGTGTCCCAGCGGTACTGGCCGTCGTACATGCGGCTGGGCAAGCCTTTGGACAAGCCCCTTGACAAGACCAAGAAGAAGGTGCTTGACAAGCCAGAAACTGTTATGTTTACAGACAAGAGTTCCACCGAGGGGGTGGCCCCTCGCGGTTCTAGCGTTCTCCCGGAAGAGGGGTCTACTGGAACGCCAAGCCTCTCGGTGTAACTCTAACTAAATTGCAACGCCAAGGCGGTTTCGATGGCTGAAGAGTCGGCTTCCACGAATACGATTCAGCAGCGCGTACAGCGCCTGTTTGACGCAACCTCTGACATTCGTTTCATGATGCGAATCCGTCGCATCCTTGTCTCCCGAGACAACCAGCAGGCTGACGCGCAGTACACCGGCACCAACATCCCAGCGCCGTTCAACACTACGAACCTTGCGCTCCGCACGATGATTGACGCCCCTGCCGCAGCCTCACAGCACTTTGCCTCCCGCATCGCGTCAAACCTCCCTGACATCGAAGTCAGCCCCATCTCTAAGCGTTCAAACATCTCTGTCACCATCGACAAGATGGCAGGCGAGCAGGAGCGCGTTGACGCTGCTCTTTGGGAGTCGATGGGTGGTCGAGAAGAGCAGTGGAAGTGCGGCTGGGGCATGTCGCTTGGTGGCGCTGCCTACTACCTAATTCTTCCGCGCGACGCTGATTTTGGCCTTCCTGACCGCCTGTACTACGACGACCTGACTGAAGATGAGATTGCGCTGCTCCAGAAGGGCGGCAAGTCAACTCTTACCAAGGTTGAGTCTCCGTCCGGCCAGTTGGTGTACGCAGAACCCGGCGATGTCTGGGCTGCTCGCCGCAAGGAAACTTCTGAGCGTAACGCCGTCTCTGGTCGTTCTCTATTTACACTCCGGGCTTTCCCCCGCGACATGTGCGTTGTCGAGAAGGACAACGACGGCGTGAAGTGGGGCTTTATCGTCGAAGAAGTTCCCGGCGATTCCGTTGACGCTGGCTCTGAACTCGCCCGTTCTGCTGCTAAGATGCGCGGATACAAGGGCGAAGACATAGACCGCTTCGGTATTTTCCTAGACAAGAACGGCTGCGTTATTGGTGGCATTTCTCAGGGCGGCCCAGTCGATTCTGACTGGAAGCGCCCTGACGTTGTGACTATCGTGCGCTACTTCGACCGCATGGAGCAGGTCTTCATGATTGCTCCGCGCGGCTCAGTGGAGTCTGCGTACGAAGTCTTCCGTGGCGAGCATGGCTGCAAGATTGAAGGCATCCCGGCTTGTCCGCTGGTTGAAGTGCCGTTCTTCCGTACTGACACTGCAGTGCCGCGTCAGGCGTTCTCTACTCCGCTCGACAAGGTGTTTGCCTACACGCCGCTCATCAACCAGTTGCAGACGCTCCTTTCCAACGCTGCTGCGTTCGACCTGATTCCCCGCTGGGTTGTTGAACTCAAGGACGGGTCGATTCTGCGCGGCGAG